TTCTGATAAAGCTTTCCACATGTTGCGGAACTTAGAGACACCTGTCTTGCCCAATTGAAAAATCATTTCAACTATAATTTCTTTAGCTAAATCATCTATGTCGGAGCATCCATGTTCTTCCATTAATTCTTTAGATCCTTTGACTGCTGTCTGTAAGTCATGTTCTAAAATTGTCATCAAAAACTTTTCTTCATATTCTTTGTCATCTTCCCAAAAATCTTCGACGCAGAGGTGGCCCACGCCTATCGTTCTTTTGTTTAGGGTATCTAGGTATACCTTGTTTCTGTATCCTTCATGATCCTTAACAGATTGTAATAGTCTTTCCATATTCATACATACACCTTCGTTACTGGTCTTTTATTCGCCAACATTCTTCCAAACCCTCGTGGTTTGACTTTGACAAAACCGCCTTTCCTTTTTTTAATAATTTTATTTCCATGTTCTTTAGCAAATTGTTTTGCTACTTCAGGTTCATTCGCATACAAATATGCTCTTTGCTTTGCAGATCTAAATGGCATTATCTAAAACGCCTTGTCTTCTTTGCTATGTTCTTAGGTTGTTTAGAAAATTGTTTTCCTTTTTTCTTAGCTTTTCTTTTAGCTTTTGTAGTGGCAGCATACTCCTGTGAAGATAGATTTTTTATCGCTGCACTTGGCAAATAACGCTCGCCAGTAACACTTGATTTTTTTCCAGACTTTGTTCTCCATTTTTGTTTACCCCAATCCTTTAAACTTTTTTGTGACTTCGCTAAAGCCATTACGATTTATAACCACCACCTGCTTTTTTATAAGCCTTAGCCATTGCCTGGGCTTTTCTCGCTGACCATTGTCCTGCGGCGGTCCCATGTGAAGCTTGTGATTTTATACGATTAAATATTTTTTTACGTAGTCCGGGTTTAGTATAATTTCCAGCTTTGTTTACAGTGGATTTAGTTTTTTTCTTTTTTACAGATCCACCTTTTTTAGCTTTGATAACTCCTCTTCCAATTAAAACATCTTTACGAGTTACTTTACCATCACCACTTAAATCTGTTAGTTTTCTTTTAGCCATTATTTACCTCTTCTTCCTATAACTTTTTGTAAAGTCTTTGCTTGTTTTGCATGGCTAACCGATGCTTTTTTTAAACCTTTAATAACCTTCTTTACTTGTTTTGTTTTATTTTTTTTCATTATTTTCTTTTTTTAAATAGATTCATTGCTGCTGGTCCCGCCTTCACGCCAAATGAAACTGAGCAGGCAAGATATAATAAATGTTTATAATAGTCCGGAAGGCTGTGGAGTGCTTCAAACCCAGCTTTTATATGAGGTGTCCATCCAGGCACAAAAACTGCAATCGCTGGAGCAAGTAGGCAAATTAAAATTAGTTCATCTTTCCACGAACCTTTCATTTGATCTACAGCTGCTGCTTCCCACTTAATTTTTCCAGCAGCGATGTCTTCATTTCTTTTTTTCTCTGCGTGGATTTGTGCGATCTTAACTTCGCCTTTTAATTTCTTCGTTTGTACGAAACCCCTCACGGCGTCTGTGGCCACACCTAGTAAGGGCTT